TAGCGGACACCAAAGCCAATCTGCTTCGTCTGGATGACCAGAAACAACATAAGCCAAATCAGTGCAATCAACTTCACCATCTCCAAGAGAATACACATCGCCATATTTCAATGTATATCCAACCGCCTTTGCAGCCAGTTCCAATAGTTCTTTGTCAGTCATTTTGCACCTGCTCTTGAATAGGTTTTCATCTGCTTGCGCTCGAGGGTCTTTGCCACTGCAAATGCCCTCATGCTTGACTTCTCCGTTGGTGTGAACAACGTAGCTGGCTTTGCTTGCCAATCAAATGGACTTGGTTTGGTAGATTTCATGTAGCTCCTTCAGTTGACGTTTGCTTGCGATCTCTAGTGCTGATGCCAATGCGGCAACAATACCAGCTTCTAGGTCTTCTGAATCCAGCAAAGGCTCCAGATAGTCAGTGGCCTGAACAATCAGTTCATAAGCCAGTCCGATCTCATGTGTTTGGTGTCTCATAGCGTGAGCCTAACCTAAAAACACAATCCACAACACAGGGAAAACCCCTATGCCACAATCGCAAAAAGATTGATACATTACACACCTGCTTAACAAAAAGGAGATTTAAATGAATGTTCAAGCATTGAAGACAGTCCGCCGACTGTTCTGTATTGATGGTGTCCCACGCAACGTGCAACGACACAACTGTCAACAGTGGGTCCAATCGATCCGATTCCTTGGTGACAAATGGCTTCTTGCAATTCCGGTGACAAAAAAATGAACAACGTAATCCAAACCAAATTTGCTGGCAAGAACCCGTTTATGCCAGTCAAACCAATCAAAGAAGTAGATGTCAGCACATTGCGTGTTACCAACGACAAGCCCAAAAGGCGTGTCAATCACAACTGCAAATACGATGTAATCTTTAAAGATTTAGACATAGGGAAATCCCTCTCTTGCAAATCCGCAGATTGCGATAAGGTTGCACAGGCACTCAGGTGTTATGTCCGTAGGCACGACAAACCTTGGAAAGTAAAAAGCACGATGTACTACACAAAGACAACAGCACGAATCTTTGTATTGGAAAAGAAATGAGCCAGCAAGAATTCTACGAAACAGTCCAACGTCAAGAGGAACATATGAAAGACTTTTTGGAACAAGCAAAAGAAGACCTCAAGGGTGTTCAGTACTGCCCTTACTGCATGGAGCCACAAGGCGACAAGCGCTCATGCTGTGGTGAAAACCACTTCATCGATTTTGCGGATCTTGATGACGATACTCAAAAAGACATTATTCAAGATGAATACGATCTAAGCTTTGGAGCAAAAAAATGAACGTCTATCAAAAACTCAATGCTGCTCGGCACAAGTTCCACAGCACTGAACTCAAAAAATCAGGCCACAACAAGTTTGCTAACTACAAATACTTTGAACTTGGCGATTTCATCATTCCTGCATTGTCAATCTTTGATGAAGTCGGCCTGACAAGTGTTATCAGCTTCACCAAAGAATATGCTGATATGCGGATCATCAACGTGGAAAAGCCAGAAGAGGTGATCACCATTTCTTCACCCATGTCTACAGCGGCTTTAAAAGGCTGTCATGAGGTTCAAAACCTTGGGGCGGTACAAACATACCTGCGCCGGTATTTGTGGGTTGCAGCGCTTGAAATCGTTGAGCACGATGCTTTGGATCAGCCCATCAATGAACAGAATGTTCCTGCTGGCAAAAAAGGTACTGTCATTGGTGCAAGTCAAGGAATCGGCGACAACCTTCCTGATGACATCAAAGACTTTCTGCGTGACCTAGCAGTCGCAGCAACTGAGTTAGTTAACCAAGGCAATGCCAAATCGGCACTTGCAATGATTAACGAACAGGCACTTGAAGATGACCAACGTATCTGGTTGTCCAATCAAATGTCTTCCACTGTCCGTAGCGCTTTGAAAAAAGCCCGTGACGCTTCCTAAAGCCAAACTTTGAAAGGTAATAAATGGCTTACGACAACACTGATAAGGGTTCATTGTTCACCAATGACAAGAAGGAAACAGAAAAGCACCCCGACTACAACGGCTCCATCAACGTAGGGGGTAAAGAGTACTGGCTGTCAGGCTGGAAGAAGAAGTCCGAAAAGACAGGCAAGACCTTCTTGAGTCTATCTGTCCGTGAAAAACAAGAGACCCCCCGTCAAAGCTCTGAGCCTACCCGTAAGCCAAAGAACGATGATTTTTCTGACGATGTCCCATTTTAGGCTTGATGTGCTATCATGTCTAAATGATAGAACATTGGAAGCCAGTACCGAGCAAGCCAGGCTTAATGGCTAGCTCATTTGGTCGAGTAAAACTGCCGGATGGATCTGCAAGGCTTCCAAACGGCGGCACTCGAAATTACCACCCCAAACCAACTTATGGAACAAAAACCAGAGCATCAAAAACAGCAAGACATGAATACATGGGGCTATACAACAGAAAGTTTGGCAACATGAAAATTCATCGTCTTGCCTGTGAAGCTTTTCATGGCCCTGCTCCATTTGAACGTGCGGTTGTTATTCACATAGACGAAAACGCCCTCAACAATAGGTCTGAAAACCTTCGTTGGGGAACTCAAAAAGAGAATTTGAATATGCCTAAATTTATTGAGTATTGCAAATCACGAACAGGTGAAAACAGTCCAGTAATAAAAGGCATGAAAGCAAAAATTTAACCAAGGAAATGAAATGAGTGAATTAACATTTGGCCAAAAAGCTTGTGGCGTAAGTTTCAATCCTAGTGGTCATGCAGTAGTCAATGAAATCAAAAAAGATTTTGCAATTATTGTTGACAACTTGCATGCCATACGCCTTGCTACTGATAACGCAGAAGTTAAGCGCATGTTGAGCATTGCAATTACAGAAGCGCAAACAGCGCAGATGTGGGCAGTCAAAGCGGTGACTTGGCAATACTGATTAACGGGGCTGAAAGCGGATGCTGCGAAGAATAGGCTAACCCCAGACGGATACCAGTGCAGCGAGTAGGCCCCACCTATTTAAAGAAAGAAAACCATGTTCAAAATTGAAAAAAACATCCCCCTGGCAGCAAAACAATCGTACCCATTTAATCAAATGGAATCGGGTGATTCATTTCTTATTCCTGTTACTGATGTCAAAAAGATCAGTTACATCCGTGCTCAAATCAATGGCATGAAGAAAAACTATCCAAATAAGATCATTTCCACCCGCAAGGAAGAGGCCGGTCTGCGTGTTTGGTTGATCAAAAAGGATTGATCATGAGTTACGCACAAATTGAAATGCGCGTTTTGCAATGGGGGGAAGCCCGTGGCATTGTCCAAAACAGCAACCCCAAAGCACAAGCGCAAAAAACACAAGAAGAAGTGCAAGAGTTGTTTGATGCGATTCAAGCAAATGACCGAGAGGCCATGATTGACGCATACGGCGATATTCTGGTTACCCTTGTCATGGGTTGCGCCACTGCTGATTTGGACCTTGTAAGCTGTTTTAACCACGCTTATGAACAGATTAAAGACCGCAAGGGTACATTGCTGCCCAATGGCATCTTTCAAAAGGAGTCGTGATGTCCTGTGATTCTTGTCCACAGCCTCATATCTGTGAATCAATAGGCTGCTTCTTTGATCCTGTTTACGTGTCTGCACTTGAGAAACAAGTCTCTGGCAATCACTATAAGGACAAAGGCATCCAGCCTATTGTTTATATCCATGCAAACGATCTGGGCTTTTGTGCCGGAAATGTAGTGAAGTATGTGACCAGGTACAAGGAAAAAAACGGGGCTGCTGACATCAAGAAGGCAATCCACTACCTAGAATTGCTGCTTGAATTGGAATACAAAGATGCGCCACCTACTGTTTGATGTCTGTCGGTGTGATCCAGAAGTTGTGGATAACTATTGCCGCAATTGCAAGCGATGGCTCCAACACCCTGAACAGGTATTGGGACCGCGCACTCCGGTTGTCAGCGTAGAAACAAGCGCATCAGAGTCTTGTCACTACACACCGATTAGCCACCTAGAACTTCCAAAGCATGCTTGATATGCTTGATACGATCTTCTAAGCCAATTACGCCGCCATTGATCTTCTTGGTCATGGCGGTGTAGTCTTTTGCATCGGCCTCTTTGTTCAGGCTACGCTTGTTCCAGTACCATGCCGCACTCAATGCCGCATACACTGGAACCAAGATCAAGTCAGGCGAGTGAATAAAGTCCATGCCAAGAGCATCGCCACAGAGCGTGTAGTTATCCTTGCCTGTCAACTGAATAAGACCTCGGCCCTTGTACAGGCTACCTTCACCTGTTTCTTCAGTACCGTTACCCATACGGCCACCATAAACCTTGTCGGCAATCTTGTCAGGATTGCGGTGGTACGGTTGAGCCGCTTCCAGCGTTGGAAAGCGTGAAGGCCACACACGGCACAGACCCTCGGCGCTGTAGTTCAGGTTCTCTTGCAGTGTCTTGAAGTTGCCTGACTCGTGCGAACATTGACCAATGAAAGCAGCCATCCTCAAAGGGGTGTTGATTTCATAGCGTTGGAAAGCCTCATTCAAAGGCTCCAGCCAATCCTCAGCAATCTGAAGTTCTTTGAGTTGCTCAGCGGTAATCATTTGGACCCTTTCGCCAATGCCACGGTTTTGTCCTGCGAGGATTTAGACGACCCGAAGTAGTAGGACAGCACCTGCTGGGCACTGGCCGTCATGAAACCAAGAGCAAAGATGATGAGCTGCTGCTGCTCAGTAGGCACAACCTTGAACAACAAAATGCCCACGAACAGGTATGTCAGGGCTACGGTGCCCACAGCCAAGATCGGCATAACCAACTGCGCAAGCTTCGAGCCGCCAGCAGCTGCAAGGCCAACCTCACGGTCACGAGCGCTGTCTCGGTCCTTGGACTCAAGCTCAAACTGTTTGAGGTCAATCTCAGCCAGCTTCAGCGCCGCATCGGGGTCAGCTTGAATAGCGTTCGTGACGGCTTCAACTGTGTCAGCTACACCAAGTTTGTCCGCGATGGCTTTGACAGCCATACCGCCGAGAGGGCCAGCAACGACTGCTGCAAGACCCGGAGCCACGTTCTTCAAGAGTCCAGCAAGAATGTCGTTCATGGTTTTCCTTGAGTTAGCTGCCGCACTTAGCGGCCTTGCAGTAGTAAACAATCTCAGCACCGATCCATAGCAGCACTACCAGAGTCACAGACGCCAGCGTTACGGCCACCCACAGTTCGATGTCTTCCTTGCGTTTCTTGCGTGCCTGAATGGCCGCATCAGCTGCGCGTCGGCGCTGGGCCTTATCGTCCTCATCCATCTGCTTGCGGCGGTTGACGATCTTCTCCCAGACATCCATGTTGTTGGGGAAGAACAGGCCTTTGACCTGCTCCTCGAATTGTCGGGCGCTTTCTATGGCCAACTCAAGTTCGATGGCCTTGCCCATGTTGGAGCCGCTAAAGCCGCCCTTGTGGGCTTCCTCGAGAACTTTGACCGCGTCCGCTTTCGCATCGAAATACTTGCCCAAAACGGGGCCAAGGCTGCGAACGTCTTCTACGGTCTTGACAGCCTTTTTGACTAGGTTCACGGCTGACGTGACTGCCGCCAGCGCCGTTAGGGGGTCGATCATCTCAGCACCTCAACCATGACTTTGGCTGTCCAAATGACAAGCCCCACGATGAAGACTGCCGCGACGAGAGCCTCGGCAAAGTGTTTCATGGTTTATCAGCCTTACCGTCCAGCTTGTCAAAGATCTGCTTCAAAATTGATTTGACCTCGGCAATGTCTGAGCGATAGTCATCTTTGGCAACGTAAACGTGAGGAAGATCATTCACTTTGTCTTCCAACTTCTGAATCGTTCGAGTCATATTGTTGATGAGGTAGATCGCCAAAAACCCTGCAACGGATACTACGATGTTAAAGAGTTGTTGATTGTCCATTTTTACCTCATGTAAGCAGATGGGGGAGCGATGCCACGACCAGCACCGACTTTACGAGTATATTCTTCTTGCTGTCTACGTTTTTTAGCAAATTCTGTTTGAGCATAAGGACTGCCCAACAACATAGCAGCATCAACGCTAGGAACGGCGCTAGAGCCTTCACCAGCACCACCAATCATCATGCTAGGGGGCAAGACAGCCTCAAGCACGTTAGCTCCTGCCATGCCTTGTTGACCAGCAGTCTGTGCGTTAGCAAGATCAGAGATGGCCAACAATGTTCCGGCAACACCACCAACTTTTACACCCTTGCCAAAGTTTGTGTTCTTAGCAAAAGTTCCAAACTCAGAAGGAATGTTTTGCAGCTTACGAGCATCGCGTCCCAAGATTGTTTCTGGGATCTGTTGCTGGAGATTCTGAAAGTATTGCGTAGTCAGACGAGAAACATCATCGTTCAGGTTTGCCGATTGACCAAACTTATTTCCGCCAGCAAACAACTCACGAGCATATTCACGATGCTCTTTGCCAAGGATGTTGCCCATAGAACGGTCCAAGTTGCCAACATCAGGACGGAACTCAAAGCCAGGAGGAATATCTGCCGCAGTTTTAAATGTGGCTTGTTTTGGGTATGGAGGGGCAACAGGTTTATCAGCCTCTTGCATCAAACTCTTTACCTCATCAACAACAACTTCAGTTACTGGAGATTTTGGAGCAGCACTAGGTGTTGGAGCAGGAGCATCAACAGGCGCAGATGACAAGGGGGTGGAGATGGGAGCCTCAACAGGAGCTACTGGAGCAGCAGGAGCCATAGGAGCGGCTTCTACGGGTGCTACAGGAGCCATAGGCTGATCACCAAGACCTGCTTGACGGTTGGCTTCAATAATCTCAGCAGCTCTTTGCAGACGGTCTTGTTGAGCAGGTGCAGCAGGTTTAGAAAGCTCAGTGGTCGCTTGAGCCGAAACAGGAGCAGCAGGTGTTGCATCCATTGGAATGTCAACGGTGCGGTCAATCTCAGGAACCTTGTTGATCCAGCGATCCTTTACGGCCTGATAAACGGCAGGAGCAACTTTACTTGCGCCGTACAAAGCAGCACCAGAACCAATAGCAGCGCCAGCACCAGTAACCAATCCGGCGGTACTTGTGAAAAAGCTAGGCACTTCAAAAGTACGGTCACCCACAGTAACTTCAGATGTTGTGGCTTGCTTTACTTTCTTGTCGTACTCTTCACGCAGCTTGCGCTCTTTCTCAGCATATTGCTCATCCATGCTGGGAGCAGGAGCAGAACCAGCAGGAGCAGAAGATCCCTTTAGTTCTGCATCAATGTCCGCATCTGAATAGCCAGCAGCTTTTGCATTGGCACGAAATTTTGCTTCATCAAATGGCATTCTTAACCTCCAGCTTGTTTTCTAAGATCAGCCAAAGAAGGCTTAGATTTTGGTGGAGCCACAGGGCCAGAGGCAGGACGAGCAGCAGGAGTCGCCTCAGGGAACTTTACGTCAATGTTGGTGTCCCTTGGCGCTCGTCTTGCCGTGTACTCATCACCCATTACTTTGTTAATTTCATTTGCATAAAATTTGCGGACTTCTTTGGACAATGGCTGCATGGTAAAGCCAGTACCAATCTGCCCAGGCAGTGGAACTGTATTTGTTTCTCTGTGCCCATCCATAGCATTTTTGCGATACTTAACGTACTCAGACATCTGATCTGCGTTGTGCAAGCTTTGCAACGTCTGAGCAAGTGTCTGTGCTTGCTTGTCAACAAACGTAGATGATGTTGGCAAAGAAATAATAGAAGGCTTGCCAAAATTGGTTGTTGCTTCAGATAGCTCACGACCCATCTGCTGGCTAGTCTCAATGACTCGGCGCAGACGTTGTGCTTGAACAGGATTAAGCTTACCAAGACGTTCGGCTTCAGCAATGCTAGACATGGTGCTAGAAGCATTCTTGGTCGACTCTGAACTGATGTTGTCAGTCTCTTGCAACTGTTTCAGCTTATTGGCGTTTACGCTAAAGCTGTTGTCTTTGCTCACCAATTGGTCGCCCTTAACTTCCAAGGTTGTACCAAGAAGCTTTGGGTTAAGACGCAAAGAAGAAATCAAGCGCTCATCAACCTTTACAGACTCACCTTTCGTCAAAGCGTCTTGCAGTTGGTTTAACGAGCTTTTGTTGTTTGACTTTGCACTTGCCTGACCCATAGACTGGCTAACAGCACCAACAATCTTGTTGTACAACGCAGGGTCAATATCCGACTTAAACGTCTTCAAATCGTTGTAGTTGGACTCAAGCAATGGCTTGTGAGAGTTAAGCAACTGATACCAGTTGTTTGCCTGATTCTCTTCCTTAACCATCAGGCCAGCACTCTCTTCACGGACCTTCTTTTCGGTTTGCCCTTTAAGAGTGTTTTCCCAAGAAGAAATACCACCAACACGCTGTGCATATTCTTCAGCACTTAGGTTGCGGTTCAGCTTCCGATCAAAGTACGAGATAGGCTCACCCAGAGCATTATGGGTTTCAAGCAACTGATTGCCGTTGTTGTCGTAAGTTACCTTCTTGGTAATGTCGCCACCAGTAACTTGTTTAACAGCGCCCATCTTGTCGCCCATAACGTACTTCAATAGAGCAGTACCCCACTGAGGATTATCAGCAACAGTTTGAAATGTATTGGCAATCTGAACACGACCATCAGGCGTAGCAGCACCACCTGCTTTTTCAATTGGAGCAACCATCTCATTAAACTTCTTGCTACTGTCTTCAATAGTACGAGCAAGACGCAAAGCAACATCAGATGCTGGTGTACCAATGTTGTCTTTGGCAATTTGAGTCAAAGCACCAACGTCACGATTGGCAATAGCTGTATCAGCTATAGTGTTTGGGTTCTGTGACAAGCCGTCAGTCATTGTTGGATCTGCCATGATGTTTCCTTATCCCATTCCAAACATTGTCTGGAGTGTTTTTGCAATCTTGCCGTAACCAGGCGCTTGTTGATATTCATTGCCCGTGTTTAGCATCTGGTTGTAGCCAGTTTGTTGAGCAACTGGATTGAAGTCTGTTTTGTTTGATACATCAGAAACTGGCATATGCCAATCGTCATTCAAGATTTTGTCGCCAATGTCTGGGGGAGGCGTTAGATCAATTTGCGGCTGCGGTGCAACTTCAGGGAACACAGCGCTAGGAGCAACAGGAACCATTGCAGAAGCTTCAGGAGGAACAGCAGGGCCAAATCCACCACCCATAGCAACACTGGTCCCTTGTGTGCCAGCAGCAATAGGCGCAACAGCTCCAGCAGGAGCTGATTTGGGCATATCAACGCTAAATCCCCCCTGCTTATTAGGGTTGATGCCCATCTTGTTTAAAGCGTCAATAGCGCCAGACTTTTGCAATCCATAAAGCATCAAGCCAGTCTTTGCTGCTTTGCCAACTTCCGCAAGAGGACTTTGCCCCATGTACATACGGGGGTTACC